CATGCAACGACAACAAACGACAACCGTTAAAAATTTTTTGAAGAGCATAAAAGAGAAACCCGGCCTACGCGTTGAAGACAACAAATTCGCGTACAGTTATAACATTGAGGAGACAAGAATGAATACAGACCCCTTCGTTCGAAAATCAATGAAACTAACATCAAAACAAAGATATGACCAAATATTCGGTTCCTCTAAACGTGCAAGTTTAAAACTCGCTACAGACTCACTATATAAGTATAGTAACGCAGAACGCAAATTAAAAGACGTACCAAATTTCAATAATTCTCTGGAAAAGGGAATACAGATGGCACGCAAAGCTTTTGTCCCGAGCAACGATCCAATCAATCGCAGGTCCACACCCAACGTACCCGATTTAATGAATTTAGATGCCGCTGCTGGTTTCAGCTTCCCCGGATGCAAGAAATCAGAAGTCATCGAAAATTTATACGACATCGCTTGCTACATGCAGCACATGATCGAAGCAGACAGACGTGTTTACAAGACCCCTTGTAAGCTAGCGCTTCGTGGACATTTACATGATGCTGATAATCCAAAATCGAGACCAGTCTGGGTTTACCCAGGTGAAGTTTCAATTTTAGAAGGAAAATGGGCATTGCCATTTTACAAACACCTTGAAGAACACGTAGACACAGTTCACTTTGGTGAAGGTGCTATGAAACGTCTTGCAAAAATGATGATCGATGGTATCTCAGATGCAAACCAGAATGTAGAAATAACTACTGACTGGTCAACTTTCGATGCGACAGTACCCAACTGGCTCATTGATGAAGCATTTGAAATCATTTGGGATTCATTTGACAACGAATACACTTATCATGATCCAATGGATGGTTCAGAACCACAATTGGTATATGGTGGAAAGATCATGTACGAAAAGAATAGGAAACTTTTCGAATGGATCAAAGATTACTTTATGTATACACCAATCATGTTACCAGATGGCACTGTTGTTAAGAAGATGCACGGAATACCTTCCGGATCTTTCTTCACACAGGCAATTGGAAGTATCGTTAATTACATAGTCATTAGGGCTATTGATTACCACTTCAGTTTAGGTGGTAGGCGTTTTAAAGTACTAGGTGATGACTCATCTTTCTTAGTACCCGGTCCGAACCGGAAATTCATTGACCCACAAAAGATTTCATCTTTTGCATGGGAATATTTTGGATTAGTTATGAAAGCAAGCAAATTTCGTTTAGCTGAAACGCAAACTCAAAGGAAATTTCTTGGCTACCAGTGTACTGGTTATCGATTCATCCGTTCCACCGAGGAATGGTTTAAATTGGTCTTGTATCCTGAACGTGATGTTGAATTTTTAGAACAATCAGCATCCAGAGTCTTTGCGTATTACATTCTGGGCGGATGCAATGACGAAGAATATTGTCGGTTCTTTCGTTGTTATTTTCGACAGTATCCACAGGTTAGTGGAAGAATCCTCCCTTTGACAAGAGGCCTGAAAAGGCTTTTTAAGTATGTGTTCAGACTAGACACTACCGTTCTCCAAACTCCGAACTTATCACAATTGGATCTTGTTCATCTACCATATTTACTTTCTGCAGGTGATAGTATGTATCTCGATGAATAACTTTCTTCAACTCGG